ATGTTAACGCCGTTTGGTAAGACAGTAAGAAAAATGCGCATAGACCTGGGGCTAACGCTTAAAAGCATGGCTGAGGCTATGGGCATGACCTCGTCTTATCTTTCAGCAATCGAAACTGGTAAAAGGGCGGTCACTAAACCCGTGCTGGATAGCATCATTGGCTATCTCAATGCGGATGAAAAACAAAAAGAAAAGCTTATCAATGCAGCTCGTGACTCTCAGCAATCAGTAGAGATCAGCTTGTCAGGTAAGAATGACCATGCTCGTGAAGTCGCAATTGCGTTTGCTCGCAGTTTCGACGAGTTAAATGAAGAAGATTTTCGGAACTTACGACAGATTTTGAATCGAAAACAGCAGTAGGAGGCAGCTTGAGCGGACAAGATTACCGTGTACCACCGCAGAATCGTGAATCAATACGTTCGATCGTAAGATCCTTGCGGGGTACCTTCGGCATCACAGGTTTGAAGTTTCCTGTTATGGAGGTAATTGAGTTCGCATTGCCTCAGTTGATCCCCGATTTTGAACTCCATATCGGTGGGATGAAAGAAATGGGGGACACGCATGGTCTTACATACCCTCAGGAGCATTTATTGATTTTGCGAGAAGATATCTATGAGGGCGCTTTGAATGGTGTCGGCCGTGACCGAATGACTGCAGCGCATGAGCTTGGTCATCTCCTCATGCATAAGAATATTGCTTTTGCTCGTTCCGCTCCTGGGTTAAAGATCCGCCCTTTTGAAAGCAGTGAATGGCAAGCTAAATGTTTCAGTGGGGAGTTATTAGTGCCAGCAATACATTCCAGGGTATTAAAAGGAATGAGTGCGGAAAAAGTTGCTGAGATATGTGGGGTATCGTTAGAAGCCGCGCGTTATCAACTTGGAAAAATGTAAAACCCCTTGCTTGGCGCCAACCAATACAAGGGGCATTTAGGTGATGAACCCAAGAGGCATCACCACCGTGAACAGCTTCAATAGACAGCCTGAAACTAACACCTTCAGGGAAGATGTTCAAGGGAAAAATCTCTCTTGGTAAGGAGGTGTTTTATGGATGGGTTTGAAATCTATCGTTTCAAAAGCGGCGCCTAAAGGGTTCCGTTGGGTCTTCTGCCGTTACCGCAAGGTTCGTGGGAAATCCGCAAAAGTCCTTGATGCTCATGATTATGGGTATGAGGCGTGGGCATTCTTAGTTCGTTGCTAATGTCCAGATAACAATCAAAACAAAGGCACCTCTTTTGGTGCCTTTTTTGATATCTTTTTTACGCGTATTTTATTTCACCATGTGGCACGAAAACCCAGTCGATATGATTCTCGGTGTATATCTTTGTAGACTTCGCATCGCTGTGTGCCATCCGCGCCTGCGGATCAATACCCTGCTTGTTGAAGAGGAAGGCAGATAATGCCCTGATCTCGTGGAATGTTGGACGCTGTTCTTCCGGGAGATTTGCGGCGACGCCAACCAGATCCCTTAGTGCAGAGAATGCCCGACTCAGGTAGTCCGGCGCTACCTGTGTCGGATGGTGCACCTCTTTGCTGGTGGGATTGCTGCGCTTCAATGGAAGCCGGTGGACGACATAAGGGCTGGCCACATTATCCCGACTGCGTTCGATAATGTCCTTCAATACGGGCCCGATGGGGATCGCGACGTGAGAAGCCTCTTTATGCTGTACTTTCTGGCGATGGATGTAGAGCGTGCCGAAGATATCGCCATGAGGTTCATTAAGCCAGACGCAACCGCACACACCTTCACTGGGTTGTTTAATGGAATAACGGATCCGTGAAACCTCCAGGCGCGCATGTGTTGTTTGAAGTGCGAGATCCATCGCGATCTGTAACCATCGTTCGGCCGCTTGGTGAATTTTGAGGTAATCCTTAAGCGACAGACGGCGGCGCACCTTCGATTCAACCCGGCGCATTTTTTTACGTTCTGCCGGGTTATCCATCATTAACGATTCATCTACCGCATAGCTGAATAATTTTTTTAAGAAGCTGACTTTTCTGTTTTGAACATTAGCCGATGCCTCCGAATGATATTTCCTGATATATCCATTAACATGCTCAAGTTCGATATCACAGGCATAAATATCGCTGAAATATTCTTTAACCCTCTCAATATCATTAAGCCAAACCGATAGCGTATCGCCTCCTGGTTTCTCATCATTAATAGCGCGATCTAAAAGCTTCTGTGCATATTCAGCAAAAGGGCGCGCCTCTCCGTTTATACCACCGGATTCTCTGACAAGGTTTTCAATTGATGGCACTGACTCCGGGCGGAGTCGGTTGTTATATTCTCTGGCGATCGCTATAGCCATAACGCGATCAGTTCCAAGGTGCTTTCTCTTCCCGGTAATCAGAGTAAAACGATATTGACCTGATGATTTTTCAAAATACAGGTGATCCGGAAGGTTTCGGTTTTCCCTTTTTCGAGGTCTTGCGGCCATGTTAATCCTCTTGCATTAACGTGCGAACGCGCTCACTGATCATCGAATCTACACCCCATTGTTCGGAAGAACATACCCAGACCATTCCGTCCACGACACGTCCCTTCAACAGGCCATCTTCAACCCAGCGCTTAATCGTTCTGTTATCTGGTATCGAGCCGGGAACAAACTCGCGTTTACCCCACTGACTCGCCTTCATCAACTTGGCCATGGTCATATCTCCACTACCGGCTGCAACCGGTTATTTCAATCTGTACGCACATGACGAGCAGCCAAGCCTGGCGCCGTCGTTACACTTCAAACAAATGTCAGGCTCGCTGGTGGCCGGAGCCATCTGTTTAATTATCCGGGCAGTAACCAGCACCGGCATTGGAACTCTCTGGCGCTTAGCTTCCTCCAGTAGCTTTGCCAGTTCCAGCAGCCGCGCCTTACAATCCATCGCTTCAGCGCGCCACCAGATCACGTCTTCGCGCAAGCGCCGTTGTCGCCGCAATTTCAGTTTGCTGGCCATTAGCGCTTCAACCCCTCGAATGAAACAGTGGCATTAAACATGTCACTCACATCGCGGTAGAACTTAATAGAGTGAATGCGGAGAACTCCGATACGGTTGTTGGTAAATGAAATCGTGAAGGTGTCACCTTTCCTGGGCATCGGTTCGTAAATCAGACCCGCGCCAAAGTAATGGCCGGTGATCTCCATCTTTCCCTTTTCCTTGAAGCCCTGAACGAAGTGCAGGGCGTGGCCCCATGTTTGCGTGGTGTAATCGAACTCTGTGCTTTCAGCCCTGTTACCTTTCAGCAGTGCGAGTAATTTAGCGAGCATGGTCGGCTCCCAATTCAATGAGCTGCTGGCAATCCATGCAGGTCTTGCAACCGGCAATAGCGGCGCGCCGCGCTTCAGGTATAGCCTCGCCGCACTCTTCGCAATGCTCGGCTGACGGAGCATTACGGTCAATGCGAATGCGTTGTAAGGCGTGCGCCATGTTGAGCTCTACCAGCTCGTTAGCCTGGTCGATGAGTTCTGCTGTCATGCTGCACGCTCCTGTTTCTGCTGTGCTACTTGGTTAATCCAGAGGCACTCAGTGCGTTGCACTGAACCAGACTGACCATTAGCTGATGTCGTGCGGGTAACTCGCTTCCAGCTCGAGAGTGATTCGTTGTAAAGATCGCTGTCGTAGCCGCAAACAATGACCATCCCGCTTAATTCCTTCATGCTGGTAAGCAGCGCTTTATGCTCGTCGTTTGTCATTTCGAAACGATAGGCGCTGTTTTTCGCAACATTAACGCGGGTGTCATGTATGTAAGGTGGATCCACAAAATGCAATGTGCTGGTGGTGTCGTGATCTTTCATACACTGGATTGCATCGCGGTTTTCAACCAGCACGCCAGCGAACCGGCTGGCCACAGCGGCCAGGTTATCCGGTTGCCTTGCAAAAATAGCCTGAGCGGTCGCGCTGTTCCGTTTGGTATCAAGCCGGAAACCTGTAGTGCCTTTGGTCGCACCGGCACTACCAAATCCCATGGCCGCGCGGACTACCGTTCGACGTGCGCGCTCCACCTGATCTTCCGTCGGCTGGTATGCGCAATAAAACTCTTCACGTGAGTAAGGTGTCAGAGCGCATGCCTCAATCAATTTCCGGCTTTGCACTGCATCGCGCAGCACGCGGAACAGATTCACAATCTCCCCATCCAGATCGTTGTAAACCTCAGCCTCACTCGGTGCTTTGCGAAGAAGGACTGATGCGGCGCCGCCAAATGGTTCGACATAGCAACGGTGCGCCGGAAAATAGCTTGTGATCCACGAAGCCAAGCGGAATTTGCCGCCGTGGTAACGGATTGCAGGATGCTTGATTGCCACGGTGTCGATCATTGGCGTGCCTCCTGCAATTCGTTAAAGCGATTCATGAAGAGGGCATAGGCTTGCCCTGGGCGGAGCGGGTTAATCAGTATCAGGTCGGTTGCCGGGATGTTTTCCAGAATTGCCCAGGTAGTACCGTCGTCTATATCCAGATCACGGCGCTCGGTAGCCAGCATAGTGAGGTCTGCATATTTGACGACAGGCGTATGCTCGCGCGGCAACCCGAACTTATTGCGGATCATTTCGTCAACCAGAGCCTCGATGCGCTGGTAGTCAGGCAGCAGCGCTTTAAGTGGTGCGGGAATGTCCTGCACATAGGCTTCTGCAGCATCGTGCATCAGCGCTTCAAACGCGTGCTCAACCGGTACGATGCGGCTACACAGCACCGAATGCTGCGCCACACTGTAGAATTCCGGCAGGTGACCGTTAAAGCGGCAGACCTTCGACAGTGCATTGGCGATATCTTCAATATCAATGTCGTCGGCGGTGGCCGTCAGGTAGTCAAACTTTTTGCCCGTGTAGGTGCGAATAAAGGTTTCTTTCATTGCGTTGTATCTCCTTTGCGCGCTGCAACACGCGATTTTTGGATGCACGAATCCCTCGCCGGGTGGCGATAATTAATGACTATTCGCTTTACTAAACGCCCGGAGCAGGGCGCTTAATGAAGCGGGCGGCTGCAACCGCCTGTGGTATCTCCACATAATTGAAAGCGCGCTCCGGAATGGGTTTGCATTAACGACCAGACACTCAGGGGAAGAGGCCGGAACGCGCTTACAGTTATGTGAAAAAATTGCGGCGCCCTCACGGGAAAGATCCGACGCCGCCAAAAACTACCAGTTGGCATTTATACTGTTGTGTGGTGCCAGACGCTTATCTTCTCGTTATTGTCGAAGCGGCTGCAATTCACCACAACTGGAAGCGCACTCCCGCTTAATCACACCTGCCACCCATAACTGATGAGAGAAGGAGTGCGCTTTCATGTTGTGTGCCTGGCTTTAACCACATCAGGTTCGGTGTTGTCCTGGTGTTCTCACCCAATCAGAAGGACTCGAATATGGACACGGTGCTGCAGCAACAAATTAACCAACTGACTCTCGAAATTGCCCGCCTGAAAGAGGCTCAGGCAGTAGCCGAGAAAAACGTTGTAAATCTTGTCGCACGGTCTGAATTTACCGTTGCGCTGATCTCGGCTCTTATTTCCGACGGCACCATCAGCACCGATGATGCTGTGGATTTCATCAAGGAGGCTCCCGTCGAAATACCCGGTTACACTGAGAGCGTCGAGCAGGCCCGTCACACCGTTATCGAAATCCTTAGCTATCCGAGAGCACATTTTTAGCCGCTGCGTTTTGCCGGACTCTTCCCGGTGGTCACACCGAATCGCCACGATGGTGAATCGCTCAGGCCGAAGTACGGGGCTGGCTTGCACATTCCGGCTACCCGCTGGATCGGGATACTGTCAAAGGAATCCCCGGACCGCTAACGACGCATGTGCCATACGCCGTACTGCTTTTTTGCCTGTCTTTTCACCACATCAGGCTCGGTGGTATCTTGGCGTTCTCACACAGCCAAGAAGGAAAACATCATGATTGTCGGGATAGCCCATCTCTTTAACCAAACTAAAGAAAACATTGCCGCCATCCGAGGCGTTAAGGTTTCCGGCTTCGTTGATAGCAATGAAATCGCATGTGTTAACAACCGTGCCGTCCAGGTGTGCACTCTCGACTTCCTGTTGGAGTTGCACCGTAAAAAATACGGGAACAACTGCAACGGTCTAAATGGAATACAGGCGCTACACCACAAACTCTTAATGAAATATCAATGGCCACCATCCGTGATTCGTGGACTGAGCCTGTCTGACATATTTCTTTCTCTGCACGACGAACTACAGCTTGAATCCCTTCCCGAAGACGCAGGCCGATATCTTTTGCAAATAACCAGAACCCAATACCCGATTAACTTTCCTGACTATCTTGACGGGGAGTGGGATCCTAATCTTTCGCAAAGATTTCTAACTGAGATTCCAGACTGACCTGGGCTATTCTGGCGCTGAGTGCCGCAAGCCTCGCCTCCAGTGATTCCCTCTCAATCTCAAGTTCACGAAGAAGGTTCAAATTTTCAGCCTTACGCATAAACCATGAGTGAAGCTCTTCGTTGCTCATGGTTCCAGCGTCGATTACCGGCTCTTTCATTGACATATTCATCACCCCTGTAAACACAATTTGCGAATCACCCCCATCCTCATACGCCCCGGGCGGCTACTTCGTGGGCTTACTGCTGTTCGCTGTTGATGGATAAAAGATACAGATAAAACTGTAATTTAGTCAACAGCTAAAACTGTTAATTGATTATGAAATACACATCTATCTGTTTTTTAATTAGATTTAATTTTCTAAAGACGAAAAAAAACCGGCATAGGCCGGTTGTCACGGGGATGGGTTAGCGCTTTCTACGATATATGCGGTGTTCAATCATAACGCCTAATATTGTAAGCGGCTGATCATTGGAGTTGATAATGGGATAATCGTCATTTAGTGGCACTAACTCGAAATGCTGAATCCCCTTACTGTCTGTATAGGTAGGGCGATATTTTTTAAATGTCGCTTGATCACCACCATTTTTAGCAACAACAAACTCTCCCGGTGTTGGCTCGATTTCAGGGTCAACAATAATGACATCACCGTCCTTGAAATCAGGTTCCATGGAATCACCTTCAATCCGTAAGGCGAAACTGAATTCAGATAAATCATTGTCAGTCATTATATATTCAAAGCTGCCATCAAACGCTTCGATAGGCGGCTTCTCAGCTAACGCACCGGCTTGAACATAACTGATAAGAGGAACTCGGTGGCTATTGACTTCCGATGTAGCCATAAACGTTCCGCCGTTCATCAGCCATGTTGGGTCGCAATTCAAAGCCTTTCCGATCCCAACAATATTACGTGGTTTTAATGTCTTTCCGTCTTCAATACTCGCCCATGACTGCTGACGAATGCCGGCTTTTTCTGCTGCCTCGGATTGAGTTAAACCCAGTTCAAGTCTTTTCTGTTTTACACGTTCTGCAAGGCTCATAGATTCCCCTTCCATTTGCCCCGATCGTCACAGTTTAAACTGTAATTGACAAACAGAATTAGCTGTCAGAAAATACAGATAAAACTGTGGAGGTGATATGGAAACAATTTCTCAACGCCTCAAGCAGAAACGTGAGGAGATGAACTTATCTCAAGCTCAATTAGCCGAGAAAGCTGGAATGACCCAGCAGTCTCTACAGGCAATTGAGGCTGGTAATACCAAGCGCCCACGATTTTTGCTCGAGATCGCAACCGCTCTTCAATGTGATGCCCACTGGCTGCTGTATGGAGAACATCATTCAAGCACCGCAAAAGTTTCAAATTTTAAGAACAAAAACCCTACGTGATTCTCTCTGAATAATTAACTACCAAAGGGAAAACAACATGGTAGAGCACAGTTTGAAAGCAGTGGTTAAGGCGATGTGTAAGGCCTACCCCGGTGGACGTGAAGCCATGGCCGGTGCGCTTGGCATGACCGCCACGCAGTTCAATAACAACCTTTACGAGAAAAACGGTTGCCGGTTTTTCGAAGTGACAGAGCTGGAAGCGATGGAGGACTTATCGAATACCTCATTCCTGGCTGATTACTTTGCGAAGCGCCGCGGCTGTCTTCTGGTGGAAGTTCCAACCTTTGAAGAACTCGATCGTGTTGACCTTTTCAGCAGGGCAATGCGCACCGCAGCAGCACGCGGGCAGGTTGATCAGATTATCCAACAGGCACTGGAAGACGGGGTGATTGAACAACATGAAGCAGAACTTATCCACGAATATCACCGCCGTCATATGGCTGCGCGTGAAGAAGAAGTCGCGGCCATCATCGAATTATTCAGCCGCAAAAAGAAGTGACGCCAGCAGGTTGCAGCCTCTGGCGTCGTGGCGTGTCGATCGTTGTGGAGATACCTACGCATGAACAGTTTAAACCGATATCGGCCAGCTAAGCAATTCCGCTGCCCACCGCTGGTGGGGAGTAATGCACCGTTCGGCTATGTGGAAAGAGTACGCGGAAGCGCTGATGCCAACAACTACCAGCGCGCCGCCGGAATGGTAGAGGCGTTTGCAGCTATGAACGAGCAAGGGCGCAAAGAATGGCTGAAATTAACCGGCAATTCAGAGACCACCGCGGAATCCCTGTGCGGGTCATCCGCTGGGAGCCAGAAAAGCAGCGCGTTATCTATCTTCGTGAAGCGCAAGGTTACGAGCATGAATGCTTCAGCCCGTTTGAGCAGTTCCAGCGTAAATTCAGAGAAATAAAGGACGACCATGAGCCAGATATTTGAAATCGTCCAGTCGCTGTCAGGGCAGAGGAACAGCATCACGATCCCTGTTCCTTATCTCGACTTCTTTTCCGGCGATCAGCAGGCGCATGCGCTGGGTGCGGTACTTAATCAGCTTGTATTCTGGTCAGGTAAATCAGACCTGAATGATGGCTGGTTTTACAAAGAGCACAGCGAGCTTGCTGCCGAAATCCGTGGTGTAAGTGAAGACCAGGTGCAACGCCTTGTAAACAAGATTTGCACTCGCTGGCTTCCGGGTGTGGTGGAAAAAGCACAGCGTCAGGTTAACGGGACCAAAAAAACGCATTACCGCATTGATGGTGACGCGTTGATAAATGCTCTCTTTCCTGCGAATCCAGTGGATTCCGCAGAATCGCGGAACGGGAAACGCGAAGTCGCGGAACCCATTACGCAGAATCACGGAACCGAAACCGCAGAATCGCGGAACCCTAACCGCGAAGTCGCGGAATCTATTCTCTATACAGATCATTACACAGATCACCACAAACAGATCTCAAAACCCTCTTGTCAGGTTGCTGCGCAACCCGACCCCGAAGTGGCAATAACTGATTCAGCGATTGAGGTTCTTACCCATCTGAACCAGGTCAGCGGATCTCGTTACCAGAAATCACGGAGATCGCTTGAGCACATCCGCGCGCGTCTTCGCGAGGGGTTCACAGTCAATGACATGAAACTGGTTATCGACCTGAAGCACGAGCACTGGCGCGACAACGACGAGTTTTATCAGTACATGCGCCCGGAAACTCTGTTTGGTCCGAAGAAATTCGAAGGTTACCTTCAGCGCGCCACCAACTGGGAAGCTAAAGGCCGTCCGCTTCGCGAGACCTGGGACAGGAAACGGGAGCGGGACATCAATGCCATTAGCCGCCCTGATACCAATATACCGCCGGGGTTCCGCGGATGAGCGCCTTTTCTGAAGTGCTCGAATACATCCAGCAAAACGGCGAATGCACCACTAGCGAGGTGTGTTGCGGCCTGGAACATCTGGATCTCAGAGTCGTGCAGCGCACGCTTGAGCGCCTGGCGAGCATCGGCCAGTTGAAGCGCAAACCGCTTGGCCGTTTTTTCCTGTATTTCACAGACGCACCGATCGCGCCCAGCGAAACAGGCCGTCCGGTTGAACTGGCGAACAAGGCACTTGATCTGGAGGCAAGGGGCTTACGCCGCCGCGCTGCCACTGTATGGCTGGAAGCCTTTGACTGTGCAAAAACGCCACAGGCCAGAGCGTGCTTCGCGCTGCGCCGGGCAAAGTGCCTGTCAGGAATGACACGCGGTGTCGCTGATGGTGCCGGTAACCGCTGGAACGAAACCAATATCGGGGGTTCACAGTGAGCCAGGTAGATAACATCATTACCATTGCCAGACCATCAGAAACGCCAGCGCCGCGCATTTACCAGCGCCCGTTCCTCAAATGGGCTGGTGGCAAGTATTCACTGCTACCGGAACTTGATCGCCTCATCCCGGCTGGTAAACGCCTTATTGAGCCATTTGTGGGCGGCGGTTCGGTGTTTATCAATTCCGATAAGCATGAAAGTTTCCTGCTGGCTGACGTAAACGCTGATCTGATCAACCTGTACCAGATGCTGACAGTGGTTCCCGAGCTGGTAACCGAGTGGGCCAGGGGATTATTTGAAAAGCTGAACGATGAAGACAGCTATATCGCCTGTCGCGAAGAGTTCAACAACCAGAGTATGTCCGGCCCTGAGCGAGCCGCCGCCTTCCTGTACATCAACCGCCACTGCTTTAATGGCCTGATCCGCTACAACCGCGAAGGCCGTTTCAATGTCGGTTATGGCAAATACCGCGCACCGTATTTTCCCGCCACCGAGATAAACGCCTTTGTATCTATGTCGCGCCGCTGCGTGTTTATGAATGCCGGTTATCTCCGCACGCTGGCACTGGCAGGTGAGGGTGATGTCGTTTACTGCGATCCGCCATACGAATCTATGCCCGGTACCTCAGGTTTTACCAACTATGCCGCCGGTGGTTTTACGTGGGACGACCAGCAGGAGTTAGCGCGCTGCTGTGTTGCTGCGCATCAGCGTGGCGCCAGAGTGGTGATCAGCAATTCCACCGCGCCCCGCATCATCGAGCTTTACAAGGGGCATGGCTTCGACCTGCATCACGTCAGCGCCCGTCGCGCCATATCGAGCAAAGGCAGCACGCGCGAAACCGCCACCGACATCGTGGCCATTCTCTGAGGGGGAACCGTGGAAGAACGTAAACCACTGACTGACCGGCAGCAGCAGGTGCTGAATGCGCTTGTGGATTTTCACAACATGCACGGCTACCCGCCGACCTATACCGAGCTTGCTGCGCTGATTGGCGTCGCCTCGGGCAACGCTGCCTTTGAACACCTGCGCGCCCTGGTGAAAAAAGGCTACATCACGATCGCCAGCGGCACCGCGCGCGGCATCAAAGTGATCGGCGTAAACGACACGCTGGCGCTCGATGAAGCCGAACAAGTGATCCGGGCGCTCCTGGAGGGCGAGGAAAGCTCGGCTGATCTGGCTCAGGAATGGCTGAAACGCAGAGGGTCCGCGGCATGAAGCTGATTTTACCTTTCCCGCCAAGCGTTAATACCTACTGGCGCGCACCGAATAAAGGGCCGCTTAAAGGCCGCCACCTCATCAGCGCCGCCGGGCGTAAATACCAGAGTGCTGCCTGTGCGGCCATCCTCGATCAGTTGCGCCGTCTGCCTAAACCTTCAACTGAACTGGCTGCGGTGGAAATTCTTCTCTTCCCGCCTGACGCCCGCCGCAGGGACATCGACAACTACAACAAGGCGCTGCTGGACTCTCTTACGCACGCAGGAGTGTGGGAAGACGACAGGCAGGTAAAGCGCATGCTGGTGGAGTGGGGGCCGGTAGTGAAGGGTGGCAGGGTAGAGATCACGATCAGCAGGTTTGAACCAACAGCGGTTGCAGCCGCTTAAAGGAGATACGCATGCAGCAGATGAACGCAACACCAGCATTCACCCCTGTACCATTTATGCCGGGGCAGGAAATGACAATGAGCAGCCAGGAGATTGCCGATCTGGTTGAGTCACGTCACGACAGCGTTAAACGAACAGTAGAAAGGCTGGCTGAACGCGGCGCTATTCAACTTCCACCATTGGTGGATGTTACCAATCACCAGGGGCAGGCCGTGGCGGTTTACCAGATTGGTAAGCGAGATAGCTATGTGGTGGTGGCTCAGTTGTCGCCAGAGTTTACCGCCCGCCTTGTTGATCGCTGGCAGGAACTGGAAAGCCAGCAGGAATTGCTGGTGCCGAAGTCTTTACCTGAAGCGCTGCGCCTCGCCGCTGATCTGGCTGAACAGCAGCAACAGCTTAAACAGGAACTGGCGGCCGCCGCGCCGAAGGTTGAATTTGTCGATCGTTATTGCTCTGCAAACGGCTCGATGTCATTCCGGCAAGTGGCAAAGCTGCTGAACGCCAAAGAGCCTGAATTTCGCATGTTCCTCATTGAGCGGGGGATAATGTATCGCCTCGGCGGCGCGCTTACGCCACACCATCAGCACATCGAAGCAAAGCGCTTTGAAGTGAAAACCGGTACCACTAATACCTCAAATTACGCCTTCAGCCAGGCGCGCTTCACCGCGAAGGGCGTGCAGTGGATTGGTGGACTCTGGACGGCCTACAAAGCACAGGGGGAAGCCGAGTGAGGGCGCTGTTAAACCCCGTCGTGGTAACTGAGCTTGGCCTCGTCATGTTCCGTCCCGGCACCAGCCTCCTGCCGCATTTTCGTCGCGGGCGCATGTTGCTTGAGAACGAACCCGAGCGCCTGGCGGGTATGCCGAACGGTGAACTGCCACCAGCAGAGCAGCCGCTGGCGGAAGATCCGGCACTGGCTGGTGTCTTCGAAAATGAAGCGGTATTGCGTCGCGCTGGCGGTATCAATGGTCTGGAAAGCTGGCTTGAATCCGGTACCGGATGTCAGTGGCCACATGAAAGCTGGCACGATGAGAACATGACTACCATGCGCCACGCGCCGGGCGCGATCCGGTTGTGCTGGCACTGCGACAACATTCTTCGCGAGCACAGCACCGAGCAACTGGCGGGTATTGCCCATGCCAACTGCGCCGCATACATCCTCACGACCGCCCGCCGTGAGCTTGGCTTCGACGACTCACATTCACTGACGCTGCCGGAGTTCTGCTGGTGGCTGGCGCGTAACGGGCTTGCCGATGTGTTGCCGGAGGAAGCCGCCCGGCAGGTTCTTCTTATGCCGAAGCCGGTCATTAAATCGGTAACACGCGAGCTTGATCTGGTTCCCGGCATGCCGCAGGCGCGGGACATCGTTGAGGAAGTTGCAAAGCAGGTGCTGGCGCTGTGCATCGATCCGGAGTCGCCAGAATCATTCATGAAGGTGGAGAAATACCGCCGCTGGGAAAATCCAGTTTGGACACGCTGGGTTAAATCGCAGCAATGCATGTGCTGCTACAACCCGGCAGATGACCCCCATCACATCATTGGCCACGGTTTTGGTGGGATGGGTACTAAGGTGCACGACCTGTTTGTGATCCCGCTTTGCAGAGCGCATCACGACGCGGTGCACGCTGACACCGTGGCATTTGAAGAAAAATATGGCAGCCAGCTTGAATTGCTGTTTCGTTTTTTAACTCGCGCGCTGGGCATCGGCGTGCTGGCGTAAAGTGGAGACGCTATGAACCTCGAATCATTACCAAAATTCTATTCACCAAAGTCACCGAAGTTAAACGACGAGACACCTGCCACCGGCGGCGCCGCGCTGACGATTACTGATGTGATGGCAGCACAAGGCATGGTGCAGTCAAAAGCGCCGCTCGGCTTTAACCTGTTCCTGGCAAAGATGGGCATTCAGGACCCGGCACCGGCGATTGATGGACTGATGAACTATGCGCTGGCGCTCAAAAATCCGGTGCTGATGAAGCTAAGTGAAAAAGCGCGCCTCGAAATACTGCCGGTGCTGGTGCAGTTCGCTTACGCCGACTATTCCCGATCTGCCGCCAGCAAGGGACGCTGCCCGCATTGCGCCGGGACCGGTTTTGTTGACGGAGAAACCACAACAAAAAAAGTGCAGTACCCGGATGGAAAACCACCCAAGTGGGCAGCCACAACCAAAGGTCTCTGCCCGTCGTACTGGGAAGAATGGACAGAGGTAACCGGCACCGAAAAGATTAAATGCAATCATTGTGGAGGCAAGGGAGAGATCAGCACAGCGTGCCGCGGCTGCAAGGGTAAGGGGATGGTACTTGATGAGAAACGCACAAAGCTGATCGGCGCGCCGACATATAAGGTTTGCGGTCGCTGCAATGGCAATCGCTACAGCCGAGTACCGACAACACTCGCCCGCGCCCTGGTGGAAAGAGTAATCCCTGACCTGACCAGTTACCAGTGGTACAGCGGTTATGCCGACGTGATCAGCCTGCTGGTCACGAAGTGCTGGCAGGAAGAGGCATTTGCCGAAGCACAATTGCGTAAAGTCACACGTTAGCGACAAACTTCTTAATTATCGCGTCACGATGCTTGCAATGTTCAAAAAAACTGGTTAGGATTTTTACAACGATGGGCATTGTATGTCTACCGTTAACAACAATATTCGAAACCTCGCTTAAGCGGGGTTTTTCTTTTTGTGGAAATGGGCGGCTGGTGGGTGTTGTCGCACCCGACCAGCCATTCGCTCATGTTTGAGGTCACAAGCGAACCATGGCCCACTGCTTTAGCGCAAAAGCATACTGAGCCTATCAGAGTCCCGCTGACTGATCCATGAAAAATACTGTAAATTTAAACAGTATTGATTTAATCAATGCTGACTGCCTGCATTACATCGCAACCCTTCCTGATAACTCAATTGACCTGATTGTTACCGATCCGCCTTACTTCAAGGTCAAGCCGGATGGCTGGGACAATCAGTGGAAAGGCGACGAGGATTATTTAAAGTGGCTCGATAGCTGCCTGGAGCAGTTCTGGCGAGTCCTCAAACCATCGGGCAGCATCTATCTGTTTTGCGGCCACAGGCTTGCGGCAGATATCGAACTGATGATGCGCCGCCGGTTCAGTGTGCTGAATCACATCATCTGGGCGAAACCGTCCGGAAGGTGGAACGGCTGTAATAAAGAAAGCCTGCGGGCTTACTTCCCGGCGACCGAGCGCGTTCTTTTCGCCGAACATTATCTGGGGCCGTACCGACCTAAAGATGATGGATATGAGCAGAAAGGGACTGAGCTAAAGCAAAGCCTGATGGCTCCCCTGATCGAGTATTTCCGCGGCGCCCGCGCATCACTTGGTGTGACGGCAAAGGAAATTGCAGACGCCACCGGCAAGAAGAATATGGTTTCGCACTGGTTCGGTGCCAGCCAGTGGCAACTACCGGGCGAAGCTGATTACCTGAAGTTGCAGGCGCTGTTCACGCGCATAGCGGCAGAGAAGCAGCAGCGGAGCGGGCTGGTTCAGCCTCATCATCAGCTGGTGGTCACGTACTATTCGCTTAACCGTAAATACTGCGAGCTACTGGAAGAATACAAATCGCTACGGCGTCCCTTTTCTGTCACCGCGGCGGTTCCGTATACGGACGTATGGACCTACAAGCCGGTGCAGTTCTATCCTGGCAAACATCCGTGTGAAAAACCTGCGGACATGCTCAGGGACATTATCAACGCCAGCAGCCGGCCCGGTGATCTGATCGCTGATTTCTTTATGGGCTCAGGTTCTACGGTTAAAGAAGCGGTGAAACTTGGCCGCCGTGCGATCGGTGTAGAACTTGAAACAGAGCGTTTCAATCAGACAGTTGCTGAAGTGTCAGAAGTGTTGCCTGCGAAAGGTAACAGAACATAAAGACCCGTTTAATCGGGTTTCGCTATTTGGCTGCCAAATACTTTGGTGTTGTTCTAATTGCGGACTTACTAAACTTTTCTATTCATTTTCCGATAACAACTTTCGGTGCTATCGGGTTTGGTCATCCAGTGTTTTTACAACCTTGCTTGATGGAAGAGTTTTTCCTGCTTAACAAGGAGCGTGTATGAATAGAAATTTATCAAGTTCACAAATCAGAATAGAAAAAACCATAAATTTAAAATCTTGGCTTTTTGGCGCGCTGGCCGCTTTCATCTTAAGCTTCATAGCAATTAATTTTCTTCCAAAGGATTCATTTCTCCGGATTTCAAGCTTGATAGCTTTAACCGCTATTGCTTTGGTTCCGGCAAAAAAAATATTCTATCTTGTACTTTCTGCTGATTCTCGTTGTAAGGCCTGTAATGCACAATTTTCTGTACAACGGGTTGATTCAAAAAAAGATTTTCTTACAGCTATACCGCGTAAAAAAATCAAAAACGAGGGGAAGGTTGGAGGGTATGGGCCTGACGTCGGTAAACAAATTATAGTCCATGAATCCTGGACGGAAGAGCGTTACAAAATCACCGATACCTTTACTTGTGCTGAATGTGGTGACACTCACGTATCCACACGTGTCACAACCCAGAGAACGGGTTATTCCAGTACGAAGATACGTAAATGATAATTTTTCTTAACTAACTGGATCTCATAAAAGGCTGCCTTAAGCAGCCTTTTTTTATTCCCCTCATTCTGAGAGGACTCACAGCATATACGAGGGGGCTAAATGTCCGAACCTGTTTCCGGTTCCGCTGCGGCGGCGAGTGCTTTAACCGGTGCCAGTTTGTATGGCTTGTTAACTGGTACCGATTACGGCGTTGTGTTCGGTGCGTTCGCTGGCGCCGTGTTCTATGTCGCCACCGCTGCCGATCTGACGATTCTCCGCCGTTCTGCCTACTTCATCGTTTCTTACTTCGCTGGCGTGTACGGCTCCGGGCTGGTGGGTTCAATGCTTGCGAGCATCACC